TGAGCTACGAGAATGGACTGAAGAATCATTTACAGCCGCACTACCAGTAACACGTGCAAGACCTAACGCTATGACCTTAATGACTAGCAACGCTGGTGATGGATTTAGTAGTGTGCTTAATTCGCTTCGTGAACGCTGCCTATCATATCCACCAGACAATTTAGGATTTTATGAGTACAGCGCACCACAGCATTCTAAGATTACTGATCGTAAAGCCTGGGCTATGGCTAATCCAGCATTAGGGCATTTGATAACCGAGCAGACATTAGAAGAATCTGTCAGCACCAACAGCATAGAAGCTACAAAGACTGAGATGCTTTGTATGTGGGTAGATAGCACTGTCAGCCCCTGGGTATATGGATCAATCGAGCAGTGCAGCGATAGCAGCTTAGAGATACCTGTCGGGCCACAGACAATTATGGCATTCGATATTGCACCTACAAGGCGATCTGGGGCTCTCGTTATGGGTCAGGTCAAAGATGGGAAGATAGCAGTCGGATTAGCACAGCTGTGGCATAGTGATATTGCAATAGATGAAATCAAGATGGCTAGTGACATAAATGAGTGGGCACGTAAGTACCATCCACACACGATTTGTTATGACAAGTACGCCACGCAAACTATTGCTACCAGATTAGAGCAAAGCGGATGGCGGATGGTCGATGTATCAGGCCAAGCGTTTTACCAGGCGTGCTCAGACCTTGCCGATGGCCTGGCTAATAATCGAGTAGTCCATTCTGGGCAGGCAGAGCTAGTACAGCACTTAAATAACTGTGCCGCTAAGACTAACGATGCTGGCTGGCGCATAATACGTAGAAAATCGGCTGGTGATGTTACAGCTGCTATATCACTGGCTATGGTTGTAAGTCAATTAACTAAGCCACAACAAACTGCGCAAATCTTTGTTTAACTTGCACCATTAGTCCGATTTATGGTATAAAGTATACATATGGGTCTATTGTCTGCTTTGGGTATAACCAATAATAGTAAAGCCGTACAAGCGCAATACGCCCCTGCCGTTATGGGCGATAACAGCCTCCAATTTGGTTACAATACATTTGGATTTGGCCCGATGGATCGCACATTGGCGACACAAGTGCCAGCGGTCAACAGATGCTTAAATTTAATTAAAGGTGTTATTGGATATTTACCTTTAGAGCTGTACAAAAAATCTACAGGTCAAAAATTAGGCAAACCATTATGGTTAGAGCAACCAGATATAAGACAACCAAGATCAGTAACAATTAGTTGGACTGTGGACAGCCTTATAATGTTTGGGCAGGCCTTTTGGCGTTGTACAGAAGTTTATGCAGACGATTTACGCCCTGCTAGATTTGAATGGATCGCTAATAGCCGTGTAGTAGCACAAACAAATCAATTAGGTACAGAAGTTTTATATTACACAGTAGATGGCGCTAAAGTGCCTATGGTTGGTGTTGGATCTTTAGTTACATTTCAAGGATTAACACAAGGCGTATTACAAACAGCAGGCCGCACAATACAAGCAGCCTTAGATTTAGAAAAGGCAAGTGCAGTAGCGGCACAAACACCAATGGCTACAGGATTTATTAAAAACACTGGCGCAGATATGCCAGAGTCACAAGTACAAGCATTATTAGCAGCCTGGAAAACAGCACGTCAAAATAAATCAACAGCATACCTAACTAGCACATTAAGTTATGAAACTGTTGGATATTCACCTAAAGATATGATGTACTCAGAGGCACAGCAATACTTAGCAACGCAAATTGCTAGAGCTATGAACGTGCCAGCGTATTACATATCAGCAGATATGAATAACAGTATGACTTATCAAAACATTATCGATGGCCGCAAAGAATTTGTTGCCTATTCGCTACAACCATACATTTGTGCTATAGAAGATCGCCTATCAATGGATGATATAACCCCACGTGGCCACGTAGTTAAATTTGCATTAGAAGAATCATTCTTACGTGCCGACACAATGAAGCGCCTAGAAGCTATAGAGAAAATGTTGTCACTAGGTTTAATAGATGTAGAGCAAGCTAAAGAAATGGAACAAATGACACCTAACGGAAATGAGGACACTGATGTTACTTACGTTCAGTAGCCAGATTGAAAGCGCAGATGGCGAGCGCAGAGTAATTGCAGGCAAGATTGTGCCATTTGAAGTACCTGGCAACACCAGTGCTGGCAAAGTTGTATTTGCTAAAGGATCAATAGAGGTAGGAGATCCAGGCAAGATCAAGATGCTTATGCAACACAGTGCAGAGCGCCCAATCGGCAGAATGCAAAAATTTAACGAAGCAGAAGATGGTATTTACGCTAGTTTTAAGATTAGTGCCAGTATGTCTGGCCAAGAAGCACTCATACTTGCAGGAGAGCAATTAATTGACGGCCTTTCTGTAGGTGTGGATGTAATCAAATCATCACAAAAAAAGGATTATATTTATGTAACTAAGGCAACACTCAAAGAAGTTAGCCTAGTTGAATCACCAGCATTTACAGAAGCACAAGTAACTAAAGTTGCCGCTAGCGAAGGCGAAGCGGATGCAACAAATCAACCAACTACGGAAAGTGAGGCTATAGTGGAAAACACCACCGAGCCAACAGCAACACCAGTGGTCGAGACTGCTCCAGTAGAAGCCGCACGCCCTACAATTAGTGCATCCTTCTATACAGAGCCACGCTCACCAATCAGAACACAAGCACATATGCTGGAACACAGCATTAAAGCAAAATTAGGTAACCACGAATCAGCACAGTGGGTTATGAAAGCAGAAGCAGATGTAGCAAAGTATTTAACTGCTGCCGATGACTCATTTACAACCAACCCAGCATTTAATCCAACACAGTTTGTACCTACAGTAGTAGATACACTTATTGGATCACGCCCAGCTGTAGATGCAATCGGTACACGTGCATTACCAGCAGCAGGTATGACTATTTCAGTACCAAAGATCACTACATCAGGTACAGTTGCAGAGACTGCAGAAGCAGGCACACCATCAGAAACAGGTATTGTCTCAAGCTATGTAAATCTCACAGTCAAAAAATACAGTGGCCTTCAACGCTACAGCCTTGAGGTCCTTGAGCGCAGTTCGCCCGACTTTTTTCAGGCTATGCTTGAAAATATGACTCGAGCCTATAATAAGGCAACAGATGCAGCAGTAATTGCAGCACTAACAGCAGGTGGCGCACAAGCTAACCCACAAGCTGCAACATCTAACGGCCTTATTGCCTACGTAGCAGAGCAAGCACCAGCTGCATACCTTGCAACAGGTGAGTTAGCAACTGCTTACATTGCTGGCACTGGCCAATGGAACCTCTTAATTGGTGCTAAGGACACAACTGATCGCCCAATTTACACAGCATCACAACCAATGAACGCAGCAGGACAAGCATCACCACGTTCACTCCGTGGCAACGTATTAGGTCTTGATCTATACGTAGATCCAAATGCTGTATCTACTGTTATCGATGAGTCAGCATTTATTGTTGTACCATCCGCAGTATCAATTTATGAGTCTCCAATTTTGAGACTTTCCACCAATATCCCAACATCGGGAGAAATTGAGACCTCACTTTACGGCTATATGGCCGTTGGTGTATTAGTACAAGGTGGAGTCCGTCGCTTCAACCTATCCTAATAAGTTAAACCAGTAATAATCCTCTGGGGTTTAGTAGCCCTAGCCCCAGGGGAGCTTTTATAAGAGAGGACAGTATGCCGAGTACATTTGTGACCAAGGCCGAGTTACGCAGTAATTTGGGGATAGGCACTTTATACACCGATGCTGTCGTAGAAGAAGTTTGCCAAACAGCAGAAGATTTATTAAATCAATACCTCTGGTATAACGAGGCGCCAGTAGTAGGTGCAAGTTTAAACAATAACGTGGCTACTTTAGTATTAGCAAATCCTGGCATATTTGTAACAGGTCAAACTATTAGCGTAGAAAATAGTGGCAGCATTTATGGCGGCCAACACGTTATTACTGGATCATTTCCAGGCACTACCACCCCAGTGTCAATTGGCACAGCGTTTTTAACCAACTTAGCATTTACAAATTATCCATCTGGTTATTCATTTATTCAGTTTGCTAAAGTACACGCAAACGATCCATTCCACAGAATTATCCCTAGCGGCAAAGTTGTAGGCCCAGATAAAAAAGACACAGATTACAGTGCGACCCCAGCCATAAGAGAAGCGGCGATGATAATTGCCGTAGATGTTTGGCAAGCGAGGCAGGTCAGCCAAACTGGTGGGGTAGGTATGGATGGGATCAGTGCCAGCCCTTATCGGATGGGTTATCAGCTGATTAACCGAGTACGTGGTCTCATCCAACCTTACTCAAACCCAAATTCTTTGGTCGGCTAATGGCAGCGATCTCCACCCTACGTGGCACACTAGCAACCGCCCTTACAAACAATGGCGTATGGTCAACTTTTAGTTTTCCACCAGCCACACTTCTCGCAAATAGCGTGGTGGTCACACCCTCAGACCCCTACATTGAGCCAAGCAATAACAGCCAGACAAGCATCGCACCCCTGGCTAATTTTAAGATTTTAGTAACCACACCTGCATTTGACAATCAAGGCAACCTAACAGGTATAGAAGATTTTATTGTGGCAGTAGTAACTAAACTAGCGGCATCCACCCTAGTTTACAATATATCAAGTGTCTCCGCTCCAGCTATAACTAACGCAGCTAGTGGAGATTTATTAACATCAGAAATAACAGTATCAATCCTAACGAGCTGGAGTTAAAATGAGCACACACGAAGAAGACTTAGCCTTTCTAAAAAAGACAGGCCAATTAGCTAGCGCACCAAAACCAACTGCACAAACTAAGAAAGACGAGGAATAAAGTATGGCAATTTATTTAAACAATAACGTAGGTGTTAAGTTGGCTACCAATGCTGCGCCAACCACACCATCCATCGACATTAGCGCATACGTAACCAATGCCGTAATTAATCAGATCGTAGATGAGTTAGAAGTAACTGCTATGGGTGACACAGCACACAAGTTTGTGGCTGGTCTACAATCAGGCACATTTACTATTGACTTTATCAATGACTGGGCAGCATCTCAGGTTAATGAGACATTGAGCGCAGCCTTTGGCAAGACCTTATCAGTATCAGTTATTACTGTTAAAGGTACTGCCGTATCAGCAACAAACCCTACTTACCAATTTTCAGTACTTGTAAATAACTTGACCCCAATCGGTCAGGGTGGCGTAGCCGAGGTTGCTACCTCATCTATCACATTTACAGTAAACTCCGCAATAACAGTGTCCCCATCGGTGGCATTCTAACTAAGGAGTAATAATGGCAAAGCTAAAGATAACAAGGGCTAATGGTGAAGTATCAGAGCACAAGATAACACCAGGTGTCGAGTACGCTTTCGAATTGAAGTATGGATCAGGTATTAGCAAAGTCTTGCGTGAGCACGAGAGGCAAACAGAGATTTTTTGGCTTGCTTATGAATGCTTACGCAGGGCTGGCGCTCAGATACCTTTATGGGGAATTGAGTTTATTGACAGCTTAGACACTGTCGAGGTACTAGACGACGAAAAAAAATAATACAGCGGGATTCTATCCTTTACAGCATCGCACAGCTTAGCGTAGAGACTGGGATACCGCCTAGAGAATTTATTGATATGGATAGCGAAATGTATGGAGCAATTATACAGGTGCTAACCGATAGAGCTAAGGAGATCCGAAATGCCAGTAGAGGTCGTAGGCGTTAAAGATGTCCTAAATGGTTTAAGTTTTATCGATCAAGATATGCGTCAACGCATTAGAATTGCTATTGATCCTTTAATGCGTGGAGTAGCAACCAAAGCTAAAGGATTTGTGCTTAGCAATAATGCAGTTTTATCTGGCTGGTCTAAGTCAACGTCTAGCAATGTATCTTATAGACCATTTCCCAAATATGATGCTGGCGCAGTGTTGGCAGGTATTGGCTACAACCCTGGAGAAAATAAAACATTAAGAAATGGTTTTAAAGTGAGTAATTATGTTTACAACGTAAGCAGACCTGGATCTATTTACGAGACTGCTGGCCGTTTAAATCCTCAAGGCAGAGCACCATTTGAGATGATAGCGTCACAAGGTGCAAGCGGACAATATACCAAGCGATCAGCCCGCAGCAAAGCATTTGAAGAATATAAATCTAATAACCCATTTGCTAGTCAGCAATTTATAGCTGCATTAGAACCACTTACCTCTCAGCCTAAAATACCTGGCGCTCGA